GTTCTTATACTGTTTCTCATCTGTACTCAGTGCCGGAGAAGGGGATTCTACACAAATGTCTGAACAAATACCCATCATTCCAGATGATTGGTTAGCTATTGCATATACTGAATATGGTAAATGGTATGAAATACCTGGAGTAGGTATATCTATTAGAGATGCTAGAGAACTACATTACAATGATATTATCACAATGGTACAGAAAAGGAAGTATACATTAGGTACTAATAATAAGTTAGTACCTACATCGGTGATAGAGTTATGGATTAGAAAGAAGAGGGGATAAGATATGTCTAGTTATAATAGTTATACTATAGGGGAGGCTGAGGCTCACCTGAATGGGATGCTTGAGGCTGCGGATATGTGTGATCAGCACCTGCGGCACGATGTGGCTAATGTGATCAGGATGGCTGTGACTGTGCGTAGGGCTTCTGGAATAGGTCCAGAGGCCTCTGCGAAGGCCGTACAGGTTGATGATTGGGCCAAGAGGTATATTGATGCCGTCAGGAAGCAGGCGGGCAACAGGATAGCTTCTAAGGTCCGTGTGACGTTGTCTTGTTTTGGTAGCCTGGATGAGTTCCTTCGTGCCACGGATGAGCAGTTACTTGAGACCCCCCAATGCGGTTTGATTGTTTTGGGGGTTTTGAAAAGGGTGCGGGATGAAGTTTGAGAGCAAAGAGATCAGGATTGCTCTCGGCACCGTGCTGAAGGGGATTAGGGCATACAGGGGATTAACCAAGGATAAGGCTGCTGAGCTTTATGGTTTGTCAGTCAGTAGCTTGGTTAATTGGGAAAAGGGGAGTGTATCTCTTTCAATGGATAACTTCTTCAGGCTTTGTAATGCATTTCAAGTAAAGCCTAGTAAGATGGTTTCATTGATTGAGTTTGAATTACAGAGGAGAAAAGACGTTGACTCAAAAACAAATGAAGATGCTTGAGTTTATTAAAGAGTATTGGAATGAACATGGCTACTGCCCTTCTTATGATGAGATTGGTAGTGCCATGGGTATATCTTCTAGGAGTAATGTACATAGAGTTATATACTGTCTTATTGATCGTGGATATTTAAAGAATATGCCACGCAGAGCGAGAAGTTTGGTGTTAGTGGATAATCCTCTTGCCAAGGCATAAGGTAATTGATTAGGTTCGTGTTGCGGTGACATCCGCTGTTTTCCTCCCAGTTGACTCCCCCCTCCCCTCACCGGGAGGGGGCTTTTTCAGAGAAGATATGTGGATTTAACGGGCGTCCTTTCTAAGATTGATCAGCTTCCCCTTGAGGAGCAATCAGTTCTGCTGAAGCTCCTGAAGGAGCTTGAGGAGGCTCGTGATAAGGAACTGGCTCAAACCAAGTTCCTCTCCTTCACCAAGAAGATGTGGCCTGGGTTTATTCAGGGCAGGCACCATGAGATCATGGCTGATGCCTTTGAGAGAGTTGTTAATGGTCAGTGCAAGCGGCTGATCATCAACATGCCTCCCCGGCACACAAAGTCTGAGTTTGCTTCGTATTTATTGCCTGCGTGGTTCATGGGTAAGAACCCAGGATCCAAAATCATTCAAGCAACTCACACCGCAGAACTGGCTGTGGATTTTGGTCGTAAGGTCAGAAACCTAATTGACAGTGAAGATTACAAAGTAATCTTCGATGACATAAAGCTTCAGTCCGACAGCAAGGCCGCTGGACGCTGGCACACCTCCAAGGGTGGCGTGTACTTCGCTGTGGGTGTTGGCGGTGCCATCGCTGGTAAGGGTGCGGATCTGTTTATCATTGATGATCCCCACACTGAACAGCAGGCCATTCAGGCCATGGATGACCCGTCTGTCTATGACAAGGTCTTTGATTGGTACACCTCTGGTCCTCGCCAGCGTTTGCAGCCTGATGCCCGCATTGTGATCGTGATGTGCATGACGGGCGACACACCAGTGTTGCTTCCTGACGGCACAGAAAAGCCACTTAAAGATATTCGCCCTGGAGATGTGGTTGCCACCTACGATAACGGCAAAATCACCACAGCCAAGATTAATAACTGGCAGTCAAGTGGTGTTGATTCCATATTTACAGTACAAACAAAATCTGGCAAGTCTATCCGAGCCAACGAGAGGCATCCGTTTCTTGTTGATTTTGATGGAGAGCGCCGGTGGGTGAGATTAAAAGACTTGAGGGTGGGTCTTTCTCTTGTGTCACTGAGGGATGCAGGCGGCCATCAAGATCCAAAACAAAGCCCGGAAAATGCAATGCCTGCATGTCTCGGGAGTCCTACCACCGGAAACACCCTGACGCTCCCAGCCGCCCAATCGGCAGTCACGGAATGTGGAAAGGGGTCTTGTGCGAATGTTCCAGGCCAGCAGTCTCAAGAGGACTGTGCGCCAGATGCTACCACCGCAAATACATCCCAAAGAAAACCAGCGAAACAGCCCGCAAACACCGCATTAAATATCGCTACGGAATCACCGTTGAACAATACAATTCAATGGTGGAAGAACGTAATAACCTATGTGATGTCTGCAAAAACCCACCTTCAAAAGAAAATACACGCGCTCACTGGAGCGGTAAGCTTTGCATTGACCACTGTCATGAGACCGGCACAGTCCGTGGACTCCTCTGTAATGACTGCAATCTTGCCGTTGGGTATGGGAAAAAACCCGCAATCCTTGAGCGAGCCGCTGAGTACCTTCGTCGTCACTCTGGATGAAATCATTAGCATTGAGCCTTCTGGCGAAGAGGAAGTGTTTGATGTTGAAGTAGATCGCACTGAAAACTTTATTGCTAATGGTATTGTTAGCCACAATACCCGCTGGGGTAAGCGGGATCTGACCGGGCGGTTGGTTCAGTCCTCCATGGATCGTGACGGGGTATCTGAGTGGGAAGTGATTGAACTTCCAGCCATTATGCCCTCCGGCAATCCTCTCTGGCCTGGGTACTGGAGCAAGGAAGCTCTTGAGGCACTCAAGAACGAACTTCCCCCATCCAAATGGAATGCTCAGTATCAGCAGCAACCCACCAACGAGCAGGGTGCCATCCTCAAACGGGAGTGGTGGAGGCGTTGGGAAGCCAGCCGACCACCCAACTACGAGTATGTGATTGTCTCTGCTGACACTGCATTCACAAAGAATAACCGTTCTGACTACACTGCAATCACAGTGTGGGGTGTATTTGACAATGAAGATGACAACGGTAATGCTAGAAGCAATATCATTCTTCTTGATGCGTTTAAGGAGCGTATGGAGTTCCCAGCGCTAAAAGCAAAGGCCAGAGAGATTTATCTTGAATGGCAACCCGATACCTTCTTAATTGAAGGCAAAGCTTCAGGCTTGCCTTTGATACATGAGTTGAGGCAAATGGACATACCTGTCTCCGAGTTCACCCCCACCAGGGCGTCCGGCGACAAGATCATGAGGGCCAACAGTGTCACTGACATGTTCTCTTCTGGGATGGTCTGGTGTCCTGAAACCCGGTGGGCGGATGAGGTGATTGAGGAGTGTGCTTCTTTCCCGAATGGGACGCATGATGACTATGTTGACAGTGTTGTCATGGCACTCATGCGGTATCGGCAGGGAGGGTTTATTCGTCTCCCGGCGGATTACGAAGAAGAAGATGTTCCGATGCGCCGAGTTGAATATTATTAAGGGGATGCACAGTGTCCGTAGATAAGGCCTTTAATCCTCTAGGAAATCCCGGTGAGCCGGGCATTGAGGTAGAGATCGTGAACCCTGATGCGGTTTCGATTGAAACTGAGGATGGAGGCGCGATTGTTATTCTCGGACCAGAGTTGTCTGAACAACTCATGCCTGACTTCAGCACCAACCTTGCTGAGCATATGGATGAGCGGGATCTTGGCGCTCTCGGCAATGAACTCATTGGTGATTTTGAATCTGACAGCCGCTCCCGGCAGGATTGGGAAGACACTTACAAAAAGGGATTAGATCTTCTTGGTCTGAAGATCGAAGACCGCTCCTCCCCATGGCCGGGTGCCTGTGGGGTGTTTCACCCGATCCTGGCTGAGGCTGCGGTGCGGTTTCAGTCTCAGGCTATCATGGAGACCTTCCCGGCTGGCGGTCCGGTCAAGACCAAGATTGTCGGGCGTTTAACGCCGGAGCGTGAGCGTCAGGCACAGCGGGTCAAAGAAGACCTGAACTACATGATGACCGAGAGGATGACCGAGTACCGGAATGAGCATGAGCGTATGCTGTTTGCTCTTCCTCTCGCAGGCGCGGCATTCAAGAAGGTCTACTTCGATCCAACCCTTGGTCGTCCCACCTCGGTGTATGTGCCAGCGGAAGACTTTGTGGCACCTTATGGGGCCACTGATCTTCAGACTGCTACCCGCTACACCCACATCATGCGGAAGCACCCCAACGAAATCCGCAAGCTACAGGTGATGGGTTTCTACCGGGACATTGATCTTTCCACCCCGGTCCCAGACCGGAATGAAATCCAGCGAGCAAAGGATAAACTCTCTGGAGAAGAACTCACGGATATGGATGACCGCCATATCCTCCTCGAAATGCATGTTGATCTTGATCTTCCTGGCTATGAAGATATCGGCAAAGACGGCGAAGAGACCGGGATTGCATTGCCGTATGTAGTCACCGTTGAGAAGTCCACAGGTAAGGTTCTCTCAATCTACCGTAATTGGAAGCAAGACGATCAGTTCAAGATCAAGCGTCAGCACTTTGTGCAGTATGGGTATATCCCTGGGTTTGGGTTCTACCCGTTTGGCTTGATCCACCTGATTGGTGGTATCGCCAAATCCGCGACCTCGATCCTCCGTCAGCTTGTTGATGCTGGCACACTGTCTAATCTCCCGGCGGGTCTCAAGGCCCGTGGTCTTCGCATTAAGGGCGACAGCACTCCGCTGATGCCGGGTGAGTTCCGGGACGTGGATGTGCCGTCTGGGGCGATTAAAGACAGCATCACCTTCCTCCCATACAAGGAACCATCTCAGGTTCTTGCCACCCTCCTGGGTGGCTTGGTTGAGGAAGGTCGGCGGTTTGCTTCTATTGCAGATCTTCAGATTGGTGACGCCAATCAGAACGCTCCTGTCGGCACCACCCTGGCGCTTATGGAACGCGCCATGAAGGTGATGTCGGCGGTCCAGGCCCGGCTCCATGCCTCAATGAAGCAGGAGCTTGATCTGCTGGTGGATATCATCCGCACCCATATGGAAGGTCCATACGAGTACGAGACCGATATGGATGCCACCCGCACGGATGATTATGATGGGCGGATTGATGTAATCCCCGTCACTGATCCCAATGCGGCGTCCCTGTCTCAGCGCGTGGTGCAGTATCAGGCGGCACTTCAACTCGCACAGCAGGCACCCCAGATGTATGACCTGCCTGAGTTGCACAGGCAGATGCTTTTGGTTCTGGGCATTCAAGATCCGGGTAAGATCATCCCAGATCAGAATGACAAGAAGCCCATGGATCCCGTTTCGGAAAACATGGCCATTCTCTCTGGCAAGCCCGTCAAGGCGTTCCTGTATCAGGATCACGAGGCACACATCCAAGTTCATATGTCTGCCATGCAAGATCCAAAGATCATGCAATTGGTTGGTCAGTCTCCCATGGCAAGCCAGATCCAGGCTGCTGCCATGGCGCACATCAATGAACATATCGGCTTCCAGTATCGCAAAGAGATTGAGAAGCAGCTTGGTGTTGAGCTTCCTCCGCCAGATGAAGAACTGCCAGCAGATATCGAAGTTCAACTCTCCAAGCTCATGTCTGACGCTGCGGCACGGCTACTCCAGAAGGATCAGGCTGAGGCTCAGCAGCAACAGATTCAGCAGAAGATGCAAGATCCTGTTGTTCAGGCTCAGATGCAGGATCTCCAGATCAAGCAGCAGGAAGTTCAGCGTAAAGCCATGAAGGATCAAGAAGACCTTCGGCTTAAGGAACAGCAGCAAGAAATTGAACGCAAGCGCATTGAATCCCAGGAGCGTATTGCTGGCGTAAACGCAGGAATTAAGGCTGCATCCCAGAAGCAAACCAATGACCAGCGCGGTGATTATGACGCTGCAAAAATAAAGCTTGACGCATTCAAGGCTGGCGTTGATCTTATGAGGAATCGTTAATGGCTATCGTCACTGACAATGTTTTGGATTATCTGCGGTCAAAGATCAGGACGCTCATGAATGACTGTGCCGATCATATTGCCACCGGATCTGCTGCTGATTGGGCAGATTACAGGTATCTTGTTGGTATTATTGAAGGTTTGGCGAAAGCCGAAAGAGAATTGCTCGATCTGAATGAGAAACTGAAAGAGCAAGACTAATCGCCCATTGTGGGTGCTGGGTATCGCACGACCCTAACAGTGTGCCAAAGGATGAATATGTTAAACGTAGATATTAAAATGCCTGAAGGAGAAGTCCGAGGAGCCAAGCAGCTTCCGGAACCCAAGGGTTTTAAGATGTTGATTGCGCTTCCAGTTCTGGAAGAACAAACTGATGGCGGCATTTATCTGCCGGATCAGGTTCGTACCAATGAATCTCTTGCCACTGTGGTGGGGTTTGTCTTGAAGCTGGGTGACCTCGCCTATCAGGATGAAAAGAAGTTCCCCAACGGACCTTGGTGCAAAGAAGGTGATTGGGTCATCTTCCGTGCATACAGCGGCACCCGGATTAGAATCCATGGCCGTGAGTTCCGTTTGATCAATGACGACACCGTAGAAGCGGTTGTTGAAGATCCCAGGGGGGTTTCACGCGCATGAGCGAGACACAGAACGAAGACAAAGAGTTCGAGGTTGAAGTGGTGGACGACACCCCGGAGCAAGACCGGGGCAAGTATGTCGCGCCAGAAAAGACCGAGAGCGATGAAGATATCTCTGTCAACGATGATGAGATCTCCCATTACAAGGAAGATGTTCAGCGTCGAATCAAGGAGATGTCCTTCAAGACCCACGCTGAGCGGCGGGCTAAAGAAGCTGCGGCCAAAGAGCGTGATGAGGCTCTAAAGTTCGCGGAGAAGCTTGTTGAAGAAAACAAGCGCTTCCGTCAGTTGGCTGGCAACACCGAGAAGTTTGCTGTTGATCAAGCCAAGACACGGGCTGAATCCGAGATCAACGCTACCAAGCGGATGATGAAAGAAGCCTGGGAAGCTGGTGAGACCGACAAGTTCATTGAACAACAAGAACGCCTACAGCGTTTGGTCAATGAGCATGAGCGGTATTCCACTTATGTGCAGCCAGCATATGAAGAACCCAAGTATGAAGCACCCAAGCGTCAGCCTCAGCCTGACAGCAAGGCTGTTTCTTGGGCATCTCAGAACCAGTGGTTTGAAGCCAATGGTGAGCTTGAGAAAGAAATGACGGGTTATGCTTACGCAGTCAGTGACATGCTGATCCGCGATAAGCGTATTGACCCGACAAGTGATCAGTACTTCGATGAGATCAACAAGCGTGTTCAAAAGCGCTTCCCGGAGTACTTCAAATCTCCTGAGCCGGAAATTGACGTGACGGCCAAGGCCTCGACTGTTGTGGCACCCGCAAGCAGGACCACAAAGACAGTCAGCAAAGTACGTCTAACCCCAACCCAGGTATCCCTGGCGCGCCGTTTCGGCTTAACACCAGAGCAATATGTGGCTCAGTACATGAAGGATTACGGTTCAAATGGTTGACCGCACCCCCCGCGACCTTGAGACCCGAGACCACGAGTATCGGCCCACCTCATGGAAGCCCCCTTCGATCCTTCCTGATCCTAAGCCTGAGCCTGGATATGTCTATCGCTGGGTCCGTACATCTATGATGAACAATGCGGATAACACCAATGTCAGCAAACAGCTACGCGAAGGCTATGTGCCTGTTCGTGCTGAGGATCATCCTGAGCTTATGCTGTACAGCAACCAAGACGGACGCTTCAAAGGCAATGTCGAGGTTGGTGGTCTCCTTCTCTGCAAAATCCCGGAACACATGGCTAAGCAGCGCGAGGCCTATTACGGGAATATGGCGCAGCAGCAGATGGAGAGCGTGGACAACAACCTTATGCGCGAGAACGATCCGAGGATGCCGCTGCTGAAACCAGAGCGTTCTTCTCGGACTACGTTTGGCCGTGGGCCAAGGGAATAATCTCTTGGCCTTTATCCTCAACCATATCCTAGAAAGGTAACGGAAAATGGCTGCTACGCTTGCTCCGTACGGGCTTCGCCCGATCAACCTTCTGGGTGGTCAAGGGTATGCTGGCTCGACTCGCCTTTACGCGATTCCTGCCAGCTACGCTGTGAACATCCAGTATGGCGATCCGGTGATCATCACCAACACGGGTTCTACCCGTGGTTATCTGGCGCGCTTTAACGCGACCACCACTGCCACGACTGTCACCTCTACGGGTGGCGGCTTTGGTTTTGTTGGCGTGTTTGTGGGTTGCACGTTCACTGACCCGACCTACGGGAAGGTGTTCCGTCAGAACTACACCTCTGGCAACACTGCCTCTGACATCCAAGGCTATGTCGTGGATGACCCGGATGCGCTGTTCCAGATCCAGGCTGACAACACCCTGGCGCAGACGGCTCTGGGCTGCAATGCGGCTCTGATCCAGACGGTTGCTGGTAATTCTGGTGCCAACATCAATTCCGGTGTTGCTCTTCAGGCTTCCAGCATCGCTACCACCAACACTCTGCCGGTTCGTATTGTTGATTTTGTCAACAGCACGACCAGTCAGATTGGTGATGCGTACACCGATGTGATCGTGCGTATCAACACGCACTTCCACCGCACTGGCAACACCGGCTCTGCCGGTACCGCCGTATCGTAAAGGAGGCTGTGACCTATGGCAATTAGTCGCGCACAGCTACTCAAGGAACTGCTTCCGGGTCTGAACGCTTTGTTCGGTCTGGAATACAAGCGGTACGCTGAGGAGCATAAGGAAATCTACGAGACCGAAACCTCGGAGCGTTCCTTTGAAGAAGAAGTGAAGCTGTCTGGCTTCGCTGCTGCCCCGGTCAAGAACGAAGGCGCTGCGATTGCGTATGACAACGGCCAGGAAGCCTGGACCGC